TCGGCCCGTCCTCCCCGTGGATGCGGAGGTACTGGTGCCCGAACTCCAACACGTAGTTCTCGTCCACGCTCGGCGCGAACGGGATCAAACGGACCTGTGACCCGTCCTGGAGTTTCGTGGGGACGTTCAACTCGCTCCCGGCTCGGTTATCCACGCCGCCGTGAGGGTTGACGACGAAGTTCTCGCAGAGTCCGAGCGCCTGCCCGAATCGCTGGAGATCCGTGCGCCCACCGAGATACGGCGAAAGCTCGCCCCCGATGAAGGCGGACTGCGACACCGCCCGCGGGTTCGGCATGTCAGTACCTCGACCGAGTGAAGGCGTCCTCCCGAGGAAGGTCGGGCTGGCCTTCGTTGAGGGCCGCGGTCCTCGCGTAGAGCATCGCGGTCTTCGCCGAGTTGATGCACATGGAGACGACCTCTGGGCGCATCGTCAGCGGGATCGAGATCTCAGCCGCGAGCAGCCACGAGAGGTAGTCGGCGAACTCCGGGGGGTACGCCTCGGGCGGCATCTGATCTGTCGTGTAGACGAGACGAGCTTCGGCCTCGTCGGTCAGCAGCGTTGTGCCGCGAAGATCGGCGCTGGCCTCAAGCTCCCAGCGCACAAGCTCTTCGGTCGTCGCGTTGCGGAGCACGGCCTCGATGTACCTCGGCTTCACGCAATCGACAGGGAGGGCGTAGCGGTACGCCCACAATGGGTTCGGCTGCTCTTCCAGAAGAGCGAGCAGTGCTCGTCGCGATGCGAAGGGCCACGCGTAGCACGCGAGGGCGAAGCGCACTCGTCCAGGCCACACGAGCGCGAGCGCGCGCGATTCCTTCGACGAGTCAACGCCGTGGTCTAGGGAGGCGATGGGGTCGAAGCTCCCGATACGAGAGAGAGCGGTGTTGCATATCTCGATCTGTCCGGCCATCCACACCCCCAGATGCGCCCGCCCCCTTTCGAGAGCGGGCGCTAGTTGTTACGGGTCAGCGATCAGATGCCATCCGCTTCCCACCCCTGGACACCTCGGACATCGACGGCTTCGAGTCCACGGGGGCCGCGGGCGGGGCGAAAGAACCGAAGGCGACGGCCCCACGAGGCGGGGGCATGTCGTCGGGAAGGTCGAAGGGTTTGTTCGCCTCGTACAGGACGCCCTTCACCGAATCGAAGAACCCGCGGTCGGGGTGAACCCACGTCTTCATGCGAACCTCCTAGATGTGGTTGGTCTGGGACTTGTGAACGAGGCCGATGGTCAGGAGGCACGGGTCGTTGCCCGACACCGTGAACGTCCCGACAATCGTCCCGAGGATCTTGACGTACCGCTTCACGTCCACGTTCATGTGCGACGGGAACGCGAACTGGTACCCGGCGACCAACTGAGCAGCCGGGATCACGGCGGTTTCGATCAACTGCGTCGTGCCGTCGGCAGCTACCGCGGCCCACCCCGTGGAACCGTCGGCGGAATCCTGGAGCGTCAGCTTCATGGACGTGCCGCCAGCGCCAGCGAATGTCGCGTTGACGATGGCTTCCAGCACGAGAGGGTTGGACCCCGAAAAGAGCTTTCGGAGAGGGAGGGTCGGGGAGCCTGCGGGAACCCCGCCCGCGTTGAGGTCGATGATGTCGGACGATGGCGTTCCGGTGAGGAACGCTGCCGACTTGAACAGAAAGTCGAGACCCGCGTCGTGAAGCATCTGTGTCTCCTGCCCTAGGTGATGCTCGTCTCGGCGATGCCGAGCGAGTCGAGGGTGCGGATGGGGATGTTCTGGAAGAAGGGGATCTTCTTGCCGGCGTAGGTGTCGAGTGTCAACTGGCTCGACGCCTTCAGCATCGCGCCCTTGTGCAGAGCGGATGCGACGGCCCGGTTCGTGTAGCAGATGATCCGGGAATCGGTCTCGTCGAAGATCTTGTAGTACGCGTCGATCATCGCGTCGATGATCGCAGTCATCGCACCGTTGGTGTTGGCCGCCAACGCCGACGCGTCGATGTTGCGGACCATAGAAATTTGGCGCTGGTCCTCGATGCAGAGCCCGAGGTTCCACTTCCAGTGCGTCATCCACCATGTGTTGATCTTCCCGGAGTCCTCCAGCACGACCTTCCCGAGGTCTTCCTGCTGGATGCCGCCCACCGTCCCCTTCGGGAAGATGAGGTAGCAGCGACCCTCGCCCCAGGCGACGAAGAGGATGGTGCAATTGTCGGCGCTGCTCGACACGATGCCGGCCCCGTTCGTGCCGTACGGAGCGGCATTGAGCAGAACGATCTGGCTGCCGGTCGCCCCCGAGGTCGAGCCGAAGCGCGGCATGAACCCGTGGAACTTCTCGGGCGTCGCCTTCACGTTGCCGTACAACAGCGTGTTGGACGCTTCGATCTTGAGAGCGTTCATGAACTTCCGGTCCTGCGTCGCACGGAACGCCGCGGCGGCTCCGTTCAACTCGGCGAGACCGCAGTCCACCTTGCTGTAGCCTTCGAGCATCGCGCACGTCTCCGTGAACTGCTCGTCGGTGCCCTTCGAGGACGCGACGCCCTCTCCGAATCGACGCCACCCGACCGCGGGCAAGCTGGATTCGGCTGTGAACGTGTGACCCGCCGTCTCGTTGCCTTCCATGGCGACGGCGTCTTCGATGATCGGCAGGCGCTGGGCGAGCCGGTCTACGATGTTGGACTCGATCCCGCCGTTCGGCTGCATGACGTGCAGCAGATCGGAGAGAGTCGGGTTGGTGGGCAGAATTGCCATTGGTGCTTACTCCTCTTTGTCCTTGAACATGGTTGGGTACGCCTGACGGAGCAACTCTTGCTCAGTGAGTGGCCCGGACTGCGATGCCTCGCCACCCTTGCCAGGCGCTGTCTCCTCGCGAAACGCGAGGGCGACCTTGCGGAACAAGCGCACCATCATCGGATGCTGGCCGATGCTCGTGGTCTTCCCGCTCTTCGGGTCGAGGATCACGAGATCGTCCACAGCCTTGAGATCGTCCGGGTCGGAGAACTTCTGGAAGCCCTGCGCTGCGAGCCTCTTCGTCTCCTCGAACTTCGCTCCTCCGAGATCCGCGTCCTTCTGGATCTCATCGAGCGCGGCCACGTTCTGAAGCGCCAGGTTGTCGTCGAAGGCTTTGAGCTTCGCCGCCTCGCTCGACCCCTGCCACTTCAGCCCCAGGTCCAACAGCTTCTGCGCGATCTTGGGGTCGAGCTTCTCGGCTTTCGCCAACTCGACCAGACCACTCACGGCAGACTCGTCGAGCACGACCCCGTCCGGGGCTTTCAGGTCGTACACGATCTCCACGGGCGCTGCGTCTGCGGGTTTCCCCTCGGCAGCGGACCCAGGATCTGACAGGACGGACTTGACCGGGGCCGGTACAGCCTCGGCCACTGCGGGAACAACCGGCGCCGCAGCGGCGACCGGCGTTGCAGTTACTGCGGGTTCACCCATCGGACTTCTCCTCGTCTTCCATCTGACGAACGAGCGGAAGGCAGACGCGCCGTAGACGAGCGGCGAGCCTGTGCGCTGCGTTCAGTTCACCGAGCGCGAACGTCGTCGCCCGGTCGTTGTCTCGATACCCCACGGAACCGAATCCCCCGTCTCGCAAGAGCATCGCCACGAAGCGCCGACCCGAGGACGTGCTCATGACGTGGCGCGCGTCCGCGTCCTCCTGCAAGAGCCGCAGCTTCTGCTTGTCGCGAGCACGCTCGACCTTCTTGGGGTCGGCGGTCTCGCCGATCTCGGTCAGTTCCCGAGGCTCGCTCATTGAGGAATCCCCGGCTGCAACGCGTTGATCAGGCCCGCGATCGTTCCGGGCTGCCGCGCATCGGCGCTCGCCATGTTGAGCGCCGCGGACGACGCGTCCTTCATCGGCCCCGCGGCTGCGGCCATCGCCGCCATCTGCTGCTCCTTCGCCTTCTGGTCACGGATCGCCTTGAGTTTTTCGCCTGTGCGAACCACGGACGGAGACGTGCCCAGCATCCCGGCGTAGTCGTCGATCACTTCGTCCATGTCGAGCTTGTCCGCGGCCTCGGGGTACACCTCGACGTTGGAGCCCACGAAAGCCACGAGACGTTCGAGCGACACGGTGCCGAGCAGCTTCTGCGCCTGCGCGAGCACCGAGATGAACTCGACGCGAAGCTCCATCCCCTGAAGCTCCGGTGGCGCTGGGGGCACGAGTCCTTTGCGGAGCATGATCTCGAACACGCGGTCGATCAGGGGATGGAGCAGTTCGTCGTGCAGCCGCTCCAACACCGGGCCAAGCTGGAGCATCTTCTCTTCGTGACGCTCGTCCACTTCACGAGCCGTGATCGGCTGCGCCTGCGCGGAGTTCGCGAGCATGAGGAACAGGTCCGCGTAGAACTGCTCCATGATCCGCTTCTGGTGCTCGGCGATCTCCTCGCGTAGCAGGAACGCTCGCGAGTCCACCATGTACGCGGGCTCGAACTTCTGAGAGCCGCCGTCCGACTCGACGAACGTCACGTCACCGGCCAGCGTCGAGCGGTGCTTCTGCTGCAACGTGACGGGCCCAACCATCGGCGGGTTCGTGGCCTTGTCGAGAGCGGAGAGCTTCCGCTTCTCTAACTGCTGGAGCCCCTTGATGTCGCCGAGCGCCTCCATCGCCGGCGACTCGCCGTAGGCGTCCTGTCCGTTCACGTCCCAGCGCGGGACCATGCACGGGAACTCGTGGTAGCCGTTGCCCTCGTACAGCGGCGGGCCATCCATCAGGCCGCCTTCGAGTTCCATCCACACCGAGCGCCACCGCTTGCCTTGCTTGCCCAGTTGCGACGCGTTGTAGGTCTCGTTCGGCTCGATGACGTGGAGCAGCGGCACCGACGTGTCGTGCTCGTTGCGCTCCCACTTCAACTTGAGACTCTGGCTCGCGTTGTCGAGCCCGAACTTCTGAGCGATCTGCCCGACCGTCATCGAGGTCTCGTGATAGAGCGTGTCGATGGTCATGCGCTCGGAGTTCTGCACGCAGTACGAGCCGACCGGGTACGAGTAGGCGCGGATCACGTCGAGGTCGTCCTCCTCGACGCAGATGGCCGAGGTGCCCCACGCCCCGAGGTCTCGGTAGCAGAGCGGGAGCGCGTTGTAGATGTTCGACCTGGAGAACACGGTCCGCATCAACTCCTCGACCTCGTGCAGCCACCCGCGCACGTTCTCGGAGTCCATCAGTTCGTCGTAGGGCGTGATGAGACGGAACCACGGGCGGGCCGGTGAGGAGATGCCGGACATCATGCCGGACGACAGGATGCGAAGGGCTCGGATCTGCGTCGAGTTGATGATCTTCTGCGAGAGCTTCTGCCCTCGGTTGCGATCGGAGTACAGCAGCCGCAGTCGGCGCGGATGCGTGAGTTCGGCGATCTCGCGGTAGTGGCTCACCCACGGATCGCGCTCGATTTTGAGCGCAGCGTAACGCTTCAGGAAGCCGCGCTTCGAGGTGCGGCGCTTCTCCCGTGCGATGCGAAGTACCGAGCCCACGGTCGCCATTAGTAGCTCGACTCCGACTTCGGAGTGCCGGTGACGTAGGGAGACGACAGGATCGTCGAGTGCCTACCGGTCGATTGCAGCGCCTTCTGCTTCTCGCGCTGACGAGCGAACATCACCGTCGGGTCTATCATCGAGGGCGGGGGCTTGGGCTCCTTGAACTTCGGAATACTCGGTGTTCCCATCTCCTCCTCACAGGCTCTTGGCGAGGATGACGCGAAGCGCGCCACGGACCGCTCGTCCGATCTTGGCGTACTGGCCTTCCGGCTCCATCGTCGGCAGCGACATCTGCAACTCGAACTCGGACATCGCAGCGTTCTCAATCGCGCAAAGAGCCGTGAGCCGTGCGCCCGCGTTCGCTTCCAGCGCCGTGATCGCGTCGTTGTGCGCCGTGTCCTTGGTCGCGAGCGTCCCTGCCGCCGACACCTTCGCGTTGTACTCGTCACCGCTGCCGAGCGATCCCTCTGTGATCCAAGCGGACTCGGCAGACTCCCACGCATCGACCGCGTCCGACCACTCCGAGTGCGCGGTGTCGTAGTCATCGACCGCGGCGGCCTTTCCCGACACCGCAGTCGCCAGGTCGGCCCACGCGGACACCACGTCGGCAAGCGGCGTCTCGAACGTCGCAACGTACGAGGGATGGAGAACTAGGTTCGGGGTGGTCATGTCGGTCTCCTCATAGGTCGTTGACGCACTTGTTGTCGTTGCCGCCCAGGGCGACATTCATCGAGGCCACGATGTGGTCAGAGAAGGTGAGCGCGAGCGAGTCGGGAAGATCCGGTGACGGCAGCCCGAGCGCGAGCATCTTGTCCTTCGGAACGAGCGCGAGTTGCTGCGTCTTCATGTGCCACTGGTAGTCGCGAGAGACAAGCTGCTGCTCAAGCTCGGGGTCATCAGGGATGGCGCCGGTCTCCAACCAGTCGCGCATGCGGGCCCAGATCTCCGAGCCCTTGTTGAGGTACTTCTTCTGGTCGGTCGCACGAGATCCGAACTGCACTTCGCGCATCGGGTAGCCCGCGTGCTTCAGCATGTCGATGATCGGGCCACCGAGCCCGCCGCCGTCGGCGAAGATCGTGTGGACCTTCACGCCCTTGACTCGCAGCGACTCGATCACCTGCGAGACCATGCCTGCGAGCTTGACGCTGTCGCGCTCGCGCCACTTGGCCCACGGGATCGAGCGAGCATCGCGACCGCACCTGAACGACAGCACCGTCTCGCACTCGCCCGATCGAGCGAGGTCGAGCCCGGCGACGATGGGCTGGTGGTGGTCGAGGTAGCCGGGCCGGCGCCTCGCCTCGGCCACGACCTGCTGCGAGATCAACTGGTACTCGGACTGGAGCGGGAACTCTCCACGCACGCGGACGCGCACGATGTCGCTGTCCTCGCCGTAGTCCTCGACGAGCTTCGCGATCTGCTGCTTGTTTGTGCCCTCGACCGTGCGCGAGTCGATGTGCCGCGTGCTCCAGCGATGACGCAAGCGACCGAAGCATTCTGCGAATCGCCCGGTCTGGCGCGTGGGGTTGCCCGGCGCGAACCAGACGATCTCGGTGTTGTCGTCCGTGAGCACACCCTCGGTCACTTCCCAGATCTTGTCGTGGATGGCCGACGACTCGTCGAAGATGATGACGATCCGCTTGTGCTCGTTGTGCAGACCGGCGAATGCTTCGGTGTTGTTCTCGGACCAAGGAATGATGTCGATTCGCCAGTTGTCCGCGTGCTTCTGGTCCTTGATCGACATGCGCGTCGCAGTCAACTCGAAGTGATCGCTGTTGAACGCGAGCCTGTGCCACTTCGCCACCTCGGGCCACGTCTTCGTGCGTAGCTGCGTGTCGGTGTTCGCGGTGACGATGCCCCGCGTGTCTTCGTGCGTGGACATCGCCCACATGATGATCATCGCGACGAGCGCGGACTTGCCGATGCCGTGTCCGGACGCGACCGCCATCTGCACGGCGTCCCATACGCGGGCCTCTTCGTTCGCTGCGAGCTTGCGACCTATCTCTTCGAGCACCTCGCGCTGCCACTTGCGCGGGCCGTCGGAGTGAGCGAGTTCGCCTTCGCCCCACGGGAACGCCCACAGGACGTAGCCGAGCGGATCGTGACGGAAGCCGTTGAGATCCTCGGCGAGGGTGTCCCTGCGCGAGCGGAGATTAGCGACGGCTTGCACGCTCTCTCGCCTTCTTGAGTGCCTCGGCGAATCCCTCGGCGAGGTTGTGCTCGTGGACTTCGGTGAAGAGCTTGAGGTGCTTGCCGAGAAGCTCGTAACCCTTCAGGCTCGGGTTCGGCTCGAAGCGCCACTCGCCGGTCTCGTTTCCGTCGTCATCGAGCACGGGAACTTTCTGCAAGCATCGCTCAATGACCTCGCGAATCCCATTGAGGACGTAGTCCTGCGTGATCTCGGTGCGCTTGCTGCGCTCTTTGGCCGCGGCGTTAACCGCGGCCTGGATTTCTGGTTTTTTCAAGTTCTCGTGGCCGATAGCCCCAGCGGTGAGAACGCTGTACCCGGCCCTGATCGCAGCTTGCGTCGCGTTGAGGTCAATGAGGTACTCGGCCACGAACTTGGCTTGCTTCGCCGTGAGCCGACCGGTGGCCATGTCGCGAGGGTATATCCAATTTTTTGGATGTCAACCCAATAGTTTGGATGGGCTCTGTCGCTTTGCAGGCTGCCCCTGGTTGCGTCCGGGGTGTCAGGACAGGCACCTAAGGCCGTTTTGCACGCCTGGGGGCAGCCGCGGGCCTTCTACCCCCAAAGGAATGGGCGGGATGACGGCAGTTACGCCGGTTCCCGCCCGTTCCCCCGTTCTCCGAGTGGAGGCCCGTTGAACGTCGTCAGTCTATCAGACCGGCCCGATCTCGGTTCCTCCGGTCGTACTCTTCCCGCGCCAGCGCCAGCTTCGCGATTTCCTCCTGCTGCTGCGGGGTCCGATGCCTCACCGGCTCGTCCACCAGGGGCCTCTTGTAGAACGACACCGGTCCCTCCATGTACTGCCGCACGATTCCCCATCTCCGCTCGTTCACGTCGGTTTCATTCATTTCGCCTCCATCGTGACTTTGATACGCAGTACCTGGCACACGCGTTCCACGGTCGAGTAGCTCGGGACAACGCGTCCCGACTCCAATCGGTAGATCGACTGCACGCTCACGGGGCTACCTCGCAGGGCGCACGTCTTCGCGAGATCGGCTCGGCTCCATCCCCACGCCTCTCGAGCGGAGCGCACGATGTCGCCGATCATGCGCTGCTCGCTTCTCTTCGTCATCGCGCACCCAACTTTCTCAGCGACACGGTGTTGTCCTTCGCCGATTCTGCGAAGACGTGTCCGACGGAGTTCGGCTTCTCCCACGATGCGCGCCTTCGCTGCCCCGCTTCGCACGAGCACGGCGCCGCGAACGTCCCGAGGTTCCGTCCCTTCTCGTCGATCCGCTCCGAGAGCACGACTGCCTTGTCGTGGCACTTCAGGCATCTCACGGTGTTCCTGGCGTCGTCGAGCACGTCGTATCGCTCGGGCTCGTGAGCGAGGCCTCGAAGATCGACCGGCTTCGGGAACCACTGGTAGTCCTCGACCGCGCTCTGACACGCCCTCTGGATCGCTGGTATCGAGAAGGGCTTCATCGCGAGGAAGTAGGTGTCCACGAGGTCTTCGTCGACATGGCGCTGGTACACGGTCGCGAGCTTCGCGAGCATCCGTGCGAACTGGGGCTTGTCTGATTCCGTCATGGCTTCCTCTCTGCCCACTCTTGGGTCACGCGGCGGTTCCGGTCTTCCAGGGTTTCCTTCGGCGCGGCTCCGCGTTTGTCGTTCGCCTTGTTCAGCCACCGGACGAGGAAGCTCGGCATCCCCCTCGCCGTCTTCCGGTTGTTCGCTCCGACCCAGGCGAGGGCCTTGCGGCATTCTCCGAGCACGTCCGTGCCCTGATAGAGCTTCGACCATGCGTCCACCTGTGAGGGCGTGAGATCCCAGCTTGGGGGCCCGCTCCCATTCGTGGGAAACACGAGAACCGGAGGCGCCGCCGGCTCTGTCGTCGTAGACGACGGAGCTAACGTTCTTTTCTTAAGTGCGGGTGCGGGTGCGGGTGCGGGAGCGGGAGCGGGAGCGGGAGTGCTGCCGTTTGCCATGATAGTTGCTATCCGTTTGCTATCCGCTTGCCATCTAGAAGCCGCACCCTTGCTACCCGCTTGCGATCTAACGTTTCGCAAGGTCAACCCGCTTGCCTTGCGTTTCTCTTCCCTCTCCATCCGCTTCCTAACGTACTCCGGGGCGTGGTCGAACAACTCGTGGATCTGGTAGGTGCCATCGTCGAGCACGTCAATGAACCCACTCTCGACAAGGGCGGGAGTGAGGTCTCCGCTCTTCCCCGGCCACTCAACGGCGGCCTCAACGTCGAGCGAGCTTCCGAGCCTCGGGTCTCCGTCCGCGTACGCCGCGTTCCACAGTAGCTCTAGGACGCCCACGGCAAGCGGCTTGTTGCCTTTCAGTAGGCGGGTGAGTGATCGAAGCTTTCGATGCGTGAAGAGTGTAGGTCGTGACATGTTTCTCCCCTAAGTCGAGGGCAGCGATCGTGGCGGCGTTGTACTCGGCTTGCCGGCGAGCTTGGCGGTCATGGTTCCGCCCCACACCGCGCGCAGTTCCCCTCGCCCGGTTCGCGTGGGAGGAGGTGCGGGTCATGCGGTCACCGTGATGACAGCTTGGCGTGTTGGGATTGCGGCTTCCAACCAGCAAGCATCGGCCCTAATGCAGCCATAACGTCGCTGTGATTCCGCGCAAAGGCGAACTTACCTTGTGCCTCACGTTCAAACACCTGCACGCAGAACACAGTCAACGCGAGGGCCGCGATTCCGTCCGGGTTGTCGGATTGACGCATCCGATCGAGCGCAGGGTGATCGAGGTTGAGTGTGATGCGGCGCGAAGTCAGATCCACTTCTCCAAGGCGTTCGTCTCCGTAAGCATTCCAATCCAAGGAGACACCTCCGGATCGGTGCTTAAGATCCCTGGGGCCAGGCTGGATCATCCCGACGTTTATTCGTCTCAGATTCGACGCTGTAGCTGCGGCCGTTCCCTTACTTGTCCCCCGGCCTCTACGTTCTCTTGCAATAACGTCCGACAGAGCGTCGGAGATGAGGGCCTGCGCCTTTCCGGTGAGATTGTCGAGTTCGATGTTGCGAGCACGCTGTGACGCCTTTTCAAGCATCTCCCTACAGCGCGCATAGATCGCTTCGCCGAGCGCCTCAGCATCAACGTCTGTCAGTTTCGATTTGTTTTTGCCGAGGTCCCACTTGCGGTCAAGTTCAACAATCCCTGTCACTTGTGACGTGCTGTACCCGTTTGCTCCAAGGCTGCTCTCTTCGATCACACGGAAGGCGTGGACGAAGATGAACCCTGGATGTTGGTTTTTGGACCCCGACTTGACTATGCCGGCCCTAAGGCGAACCGATTTCCCTCGAACGTCGAACACGTCTTCCACAATGCTTTCTAGCGGGGGGAGTTCGTAAGGCTTGCAAACGGTCTGACGCCCACCATGACGAACGACGATCTGTTTCCCGGATCGCAGCGCGGGCATGAACGTGAACCCGAGAGCATCGATCAAACTTTCGAACGGTGGATGCGCCCTGCGGACTCCACGGAACGTCAGCGTCGTTCCATTCACCGACTGCGTAGGCTCCATCACCGGATCGGGAACGTCCCATGTGGCCGCGCGCAGCAACAGATCCCAATCAATCTTGCAGACTCGAAGTTGCCCCATTCGGACTGTCGATATATCCAGACTCGACGCGAGCCACACTGCCGCATCTTTCAAGCCCACACCGAAGCGACCTAATTTCGTGTGCGCTGTTCCAGCGTGAGAACCTAGCGTGAGCATGGCCGCTACATCTTCGGAGCCGTCGCCGTCGTCTCGCACGGTGAGGGTCTTTGAAGCGAAGTCAATCTCGACGCGAGTGGCGCGAGCGTCAAACGAGTTGTCCATCAGCTCGCCGAGAGCTTCTCTCCACGACAAGTTTTGATTGACGAGTGCGGTCAGATATCTCGGATCAGGCGTGATGTTCATTCGTACTTCCTCGTTTCGATGGTGTTCAAGAATGCACGCAAGTCAGACACGAGCTGCTTGCGCTCGAAGCCCGACGCCGAGTCGTAGGTCTTGATGAGCACGTCATGGATGCGATTCAGCGCCGCCCCGAAGTCGAAGCGGATGCTGTCGCCGCTACCGTCAGAATTCGAAGGTTTCGCATTCGCCACTTCGTTGTAGGCATCGCGGAAGCGGGGACGGGGAGTTAACTCCCCACTCGTCTGGTAGGTGTCACGAACGAACGCGACGTGATGCTTGTCGTAGGGCTTTCCAGTTCGAGCGTTCGTCCACTGTCCAGCCAGTTCCCGAAGGGACATCCCCGCTTCGAGCAAATTGACAACCTGCCGCGCCTGCTCCCACAGCTTCGCGTCGGCGTCGTCCTCGCTCTTGACGATGCGCTGCTCTAAAGCGTTGATCTCCCGCACGTCCGCCTCGTGGACGGACTGCACGATGGCGATGTCCCCCACCCGTGGCTTCATCGCGTCACCTCGCACTTCGCGCAGCTCCCCTCGGTGGTCATACCCCACACATCCCTTCGCACTCGTTTCCGAAGGCGTCGGGTTCGTCAGATGGCAAGGCTAGAAAAGCTGATGGGCTCACGCCTCCGAACTCAGCGAACAGGTTCTTTTCTGGGCGGTCTAGCACCACCTGATCGAGAGGTACCAGTTGAGAATGCAGGAACACGGGCCGATCCAAACCTGCCCGAGTTGAATTGCGGATAGCGGAGTCGTAGGCCACAGCCTTATCCCAGTCTTTAGGATGATGGTCTCTCAACCGCTTCCATTCCGCCGCTGAATGGAATGGGCAGAAATAGCAGGCTGATCGCTCGGGCGCTGGTAATCCAGCATCGGCCACGATCTTGAGACAATCGGATCGTCTAAGTCGGGCGTCCACGAGTGGGTAAGTGTTCGTTTGCCACTTATGGTTTGATGGTTTCATTCGATGCGCCTCGTCTACACTTATCCCCAGCATCGCACGCGCTTTTTTCTTCACCACGGCACCGGGCTTATAGCCCAGGTGGCGACGAACAGAGCGCGTAATTGGCTCGACCTTCCATGCGGTTGTGCAGATGCGCCGCACAATCCCCCGATTGCCGCTCGCGTCAATCGTGAATGCCGGAATTGCCAAGTCATGCTCTGGATTACCCTTTCGCCCATCGTTGACAGTTTCCACGGGGATCTTCGACCACTTCCGCATCGTCTCTAGCTGGTCGTAGACGTACTGCGGCTCGTAGCCCGTGTCCGCAAAGATCGCCACGTCAGCCCGTGGAACCCCGTGCAGCCCGAGGTTGGAGCAGACCAGGAGCGCCGTCGATTGCACGCCCGCGCCGAAGCTGAGATAGGTCAGGTCGTACTTCTTGTCAGTCATAGTTGCGCCCCACACTTCGCGCAGTTCCCCTCGGTGGTCTGGCCGGAGGAGTGGGGGCACGGGCCTCGACACGCACGCCGCACCGCGCCAGCGCCTCTAGCGCCTCACCACTAGCTACCTGGGCGCGGGTGACTTGCACCAGCCGCCACCCCTGCGCCGCTATGGCGTTGTTCTTCTCGTAGGTTTT